CAATATGATCTTGAGTTAAACCTTCTACTGTGTTTACTCTAGGTACTAATATAACATCTACATCTTTGTTCATTTCAAGTAAAAATGGAAGAGTATCTAGTAACTCCTTATTAGGATATTCATCAGCATCAATTTGGAATATGAAATCTCCTGTACATAAGCTTGAAAGGTAATTTTTCCAATCAGCAAAGTGACCTTTGAAAGTTTTAGGGTATGCCTTGATCAAGTCCTGACTCTGAAGTCCAACTAAGTAATCCCATACTTCTGCTGTTCCTGTTTTTTTATCAAATAAAACTATTACTTCATCTTCTCCATTTGTATTTAACATAAGAGTAGATATTAGCCTTTGAATTTCTTCATATTCGTTACAAACGGTTATTGCATAACTTATTTTCATACTATTCTGGTAATACCCCAATATAAGATAAAGCATCCATATAATCACGTTCTTTAAATAACTTCATAGTTGACATATCAGCTTTATGAGTTTCTCCTTTATATTTTTTTCTATCTTTTTTTTTAATTTTAATTGATTTAACTGCTGCCCACGACCAATCATCAACACTAGCTCCGGATGCATATACCATTCCTAATTTTGGTTCATTAATAGTATGAGGTAACCAAGTTAATTCCGTTTTAGGGTCTACCCAAGCTAAATCTTTATATAATTCAGGGAGCATTTCCATTTGTTGATTATAAAATTCAGTATCAACTTTCATTAAACTATTGCTCCAAAACCCACAAGATATACTATAATAATTAGTAATATCTTTAGTTACCTCAATTTTATAACATAAATCTCCACCAGATTTTGGACAATCTATTATTTTATCATGTTCCATATTCTATATTTTATTCAATTTAGGTAAACCAGAAATTGCCTTTGACATATTTAAATTCACTTGTACTGGGATATCCGGTATATCATTCAATTTAGAGTGAACTAATTGATTCATCTTTTCCCAACTAAAATTTTCTTTTATATATTGTTTTTGTTTTCTGGATCTTTTTATATAATCTTTATAATGTTTATATACTTGCCTTAAAGCACTTATCGCAGTTTTATTATCTACTTGAAACCATTTAGCTTCTTTGATTAACCAATTATTAGCAGCACTTGGGTGAACATTCTCTAATACTCCAGGTAATAAAACATTATAATCCGATTTTAGAAAATCAGTATGTCCACTCCAACCAGACGCTATTATAGGTTTTCCTGTGGTAGCGAACTCTAAGAGGGGTCTACCAAATCCTTCACCTTTAGTAAAACTAACCATAGCTTTTACTTTAGAATGATTATATAATTCATTTATTTCTGAGTCGTCAAATTCACCATTAAGTAAATATATATTAGGTAATTTAATATCCCCATAAGTATCTCGAATTTCTTTAATTTTATCTAAAATTCCATCCCTACTAATATAGGAAGCAACACCTAAAGATGCTTTTAAAAGCAACGCTGGTTTTTTACCCATACCCGTTTTAAAAGTTTCGTAAAAAGATTTAACTAAAACTCCTACATTTTTTCTATCATGCCCATAATCACCTTGCATCCAATGACCCACAAACAAATAACAAAAATCTTCTTTTATATCCTTTAAACTAATAGATTTAACTTCGGAAGGTTTAAGTGATTTATAAGTATCTAAATTAACCCCTTCAAAAATAACTTCTACAGGTTTTTCTAATTTGATTTGAGATACAATTTGTTTTGTCCTAGGATCTTGTTTATCATAAACCATTTGCCTAAAAGTATCTCTAGCAAAATTAGAAGAAACCCAATTCATATCCATTCTATTTAAACCTTCAATCCATTCTGCTTTACAAGCAGTTGATTCAATTCCAGCAGTTAACCCTATATTATATTTTCCAACAGGTTGAAATTCATTAGGGATAGTTATTTGCATCCATAATTCAGGTTGTTGTTTCTGAAAATCTTGTTTAGCTGCATATTTATATAAAAATTGCCATTCAGGATGATCTTTACAAAATCCCCAAGATGTTTCTCCCCATTTTTGGGATAATAATTCTACCTTATATTTATTTGATTCAATTATAGATTTTACTATATCTCTTGATCTTGCCCCATAACCTGAGTAAGTATCATAAGGGCAGCTTATTACAAAACGTGGTTTATTCATTAATATATAATTTTATGATTTAAAAATTTACCTTTATATTCACTAGTATTCACTAATTCGTATTTTTCTCTTGGCTCCCAAGTATTAAATAACGTATCTAGAGCTTCTATTACTCTATTAGCTTGATGTTTAGAAGTAAAACCGGCTTCATTAGATAAAGCCCATTCTCTTCCTTTTAATCCTCTACGTTTTAATTCTTTTCTACCTAATTTATAACATTCTTTTATTCTATCCATTGCATCTTCCCATCTACATCTATCATCAAAAATATAAGGGGTTTGGGGTGAGCCTTGAATTGATCTACTAGTTGGGTAAACGGGGAATGCCCATTCACCATGATTTTTATAAGTTCCTCTATGATTAGAAGGTATATCCGCACTTGGTGTAAACCATTCTTCATTTTCGTCTACAAATCGCATTTGGTCTTGCATACCACCTGTAACATTTGCTATAATAGGCGTCCCCGCTAACATTGTTTCAGTATTTGCTAATCCCCAACCTTCATTAGAAGTAAGTAAAATGTGAACATCAGCTATATTATATAACCAATTTAATTGTTGTTCAGATAATTTTTGATCAATAAAAATTACATTATTTTTATATTTTTCATCAAATAAATATTCTTTAACTTTAGGTAAATCAGTTCCTGCATTTGTTACTTTTTCTGTCTTCAATACCATATAACAATCTTTAGCTTCTTCTTTTGGTAGAGAATCTAAAAAAGTCCTAAATGCTAACATAGCATCTGGGATTTGTTTTCTTCTAATATTTCTTGAGTTAAAGAAAAGTGTAAATTTAGAACTTTTACCTTTAAAAAGAGAATTTTTAAAATTATTATAATCTAAATCATTACTTTTAATAGGGAAAAAATTATTTGTATCTTTACCATGAGGGATATATCTAAAAATTCTGTTACCCTCACTACCTTTAAGAACTAATTTATTAATGTTAACGGTTTGTTTTGAAATACCCATTAATAAATCACATGCTTCATAATAAGGTTTATTATACATTGGGGCAGGATAATCATCCCATATATTTAAATAAGTAATTGGGATTTTTTTCCTAATTTCTTGTTCCATATTCCATATATGCATAAAATATCTTGGATCCGTAATTAAAAATAAGGCATCTGGTTTTTCTAATTCTATTAATTGTCTTATAGATTGAGTATCCCCGTACCCATCTGTTGGGTATAACATTACATAAGAATCTTTTATACCAGCTATATCATTAGTACTTACCGATAAATCTAACCTTTTGCCTTTTTCGGGATGATTGATTGAACCAGCCATTTGTACCCAATTAAAATGATGTGCCGTATGAACAACTATTTCTTTTGCTACTGTAGCCACTCCAGAATGTACTCTAATATCATCGCATATTAGAAGTATTTTTTTTCTTTTATCCTTAGGGATGTATTTAAAGTCTTTATTCATAAGATTTATAAGTCGAGATTAATTTGATTAGTAATTTGTTTACGAAAATCTTCATCTGTAAGATACAAAAATAGAGCCCGATCGGCAAGTTTTTGAAAAGAAAATTTACGTTTTACACATTCAATCTTAAAATTCTCGAATAAATCGCTTTTGACTTTGACACTCGTTAGTGTCATTGGTTTTTTATTTGTCATAGTCTTTATTATTTAAAACATTTATTATACATATATAAGTATTATTCAAAATGCACTTTTGCCCCACATAATTCTTTATCTTCTCCATAAGGGCAAAATGTACAATTCCATTTAGAGGGGGATTTTGGATAATCTATTTCTTTAATTTTTCCATTTGAACTAAAGCATTCTGCTATGAAATCTTTTACAGCATTATTGGCTCTATTTATTTTTATTTTACCACTAGGTGGCACAAATTGTTGTACTCTATACGCTTGATGAGGTGACATTATTTTTTCATCATCCCAATCTAGCACTTTTCTTTTTACAATTAAAAATTCAATTTCAATCTTATCTAAAGGTATTCCATATTGTTCAGAGAAAAATTTCTTATATAATATTAGTTGAAAATGTTTATCTTCATTCTTTTTATCATACGAATTCCAACCTTTAGTACTTGTTTTAATATCGATTATTTTAAATGTATCTGTTGTTTCACAATATGTTACAACATCCAAATATCCCATATATAATACGTTATTTAACATTTTATTTGGCGCAATTACAATTGGTATTTCACAACCAACTAAATATGTACCTTTTTTACTAAAATATCTACTACGTTTTTTCTTAAACCAATTTAAAATAGCTACACCATCTTCAAAAAATTCTCTCATCTCTTCAGCTGAGGAAAAATGTTCATTATTGTTAGACTTGTACTGTGATTGGTACTCAGATATAAATTTATCTTGGAAATACTCTTCTATATCTATTTCTCTATCAGCAGCTGCCGCTGATTTTTCGTACATTATATCTAAATAATGTTGCATTACTTCATGTATAGCCGTTCCAAATACAGTATGAATAGATGAATTGAATCTTTTTATCTTATCCTTGTATTGTAGTTTCCACCTATAGGCACAACTTCTAAAGATAGACATTTGTGAATATGATATATTCTTTTGGTAAGCAAAGTTAATTTGCTTAGGTGGATTATTTCTAATCTCCTTTACAATACTAGGAATTTTTTTAGCCAAACTATTTTTTCCATTTATCTCGGCCTACTAAAAGACCGATTATCCCATAATTGGCAATATCTATAAATGTATCTTGCATACCTTCACCTTCAACAAATGATCTACCATTTATTAGTAGGTTTTTTAAACGTGATATTTTATCCGTTAACCTAATACACAACCCAGTTAGTGAGAATTGTTTATCATCGCTATTATTAACGATATCTCCGCCTAAAGCAATGTTATTTAAACCATAATCCATATGTTTACGAGCAAACATTTCATACATTTCTTTTTGTATCGATTTGAATTCATTTGACAATATGGGATATTCTTTTTCGAATGCTCTCACTGCTGCTTTATCTGGATGTTTGGCATCCATAATTTCTCTGTCACTCATCATTTCGTGGTATTTAGTTATTGTATCACCCATTTACTTGTACTGGTCTATTAATATTGAAATATGTATCTAGTGTTGTAAGTCTATCATCAGCATCAACTAAATTTATAAGTGCTTCTTCAGCATTTTTATAAAAATCTTCTGTTGAATGGTCTCCAATACCAACTGCTTTATTACCTAGTAATTCAAGTGATAATAATGCTTTAGCTTTATCTGCTTCTGCAGATGTTTTTAACATAGTGTATAATTCTTTTGTCATTTTAATAATGGTTTTATTTCTTTTTTATCTAATCCTTTATTAGTTAATATACGACTAATTTCTTGGGTAGCCAATATATTTATATATTCCTTTGCTTCTTTACTAGAACATTCAAAATAATTTTTAATATGGTCTATTAAATCTTTATTAGGTTGTTTTACCTTAGATTTAATATACTTATTCCATTTATTATTTTTAGGGATAAATTCTTTGTAAATAGAATATATCATTTTTTTTTCTTGTGGGGGAAAATCTTGTATATAGTTAGCAACTTCAATATAATCTGGGTTCATTGATATGAACCTATGAATCATATAACTGTTCCAAACCTCCCAATCCTTATCAGTAAATGACTCAACGGGAGGTTTAGTAGTATTAATTGCCTTTAACCAATCAAAAATATTTTTCAAACTTAGTCCATTAATTCGTCAGCCAATTCTTCTCTAAGTTCTTTTGGAACTGATGATTTAAGAATTTTTTTAGTTGATGGATCATAAAAAACTGGGATTGGTAGTAGGGCATCTTCATCTGTACCCATTACAAATTTAGATACAGTTCTTAATACTACTCCTTGTTGGAAAACTACTCCACCATCAAAATTTTTAATTGCTGTTGTATTTTTTAAATCAATTGGGGGTTGTTGTACTTGCTGTTGCATAATTATTTATTATTTATTAAATTTTGGATTAACGACATTGTGTTTATTTCCTTGTCGATTCGGAAATTTGCTTTATATTGGTGTTCATTTATTAAAATAGATGCTGTACCTTCTTTATCTTGTAAATATTCAGATGATCTTTCATATAGTGCTCTGAATAATTCATCAAAATCATCTACATTAGCATCAGCTATAATTTGACGAATTGTTTTAAAATCAGCTTTACCTTTCAATTCAGTAATAACTTTATCTATATAATTAGATGATACTAATACTGATTGGTCTAAACTAAGATATAAATCATTTGCCCCACCATCTACAGTTGATAATTGTATAGTGTTAATACACTTACGTAAATCAGGATAATACTGGTTAACTAAAGGTACTAAATCATTTATTTCGTGTGTGATAGACTCTTCATTGCAAATCCAATTTAAATGTTTAGCAACATCTTTTTTAGTTGGAGGTACAATTTTAAGTACTTGACACCTAGATTGTAATGGGTCAATAATACGTTCTACAAAATTACAAGTCATAATAAATCTTGTAGTACGTGAAAATGTTTCAATTATATTACGGAGTGAAGCTTGAGCTTGTATAGTAAGAAAATCTGCTTCGTCCAAAATAACAACCTTAAGGGGTTTAAATGAAGCAACGGATGCAAAACTAGAAACCTTATCTCTAATAGTTTCAATACCACGTTCATCGGAAGCATTAATATATAGATGATCACAATCTAGACTATTAACAATAATTTTTGCTAACGTTGTTTTACCAGTTCCTGCAGGACCATAAAATATAAAATTTTGTATATCATTTTGGTTTAAATACGCAGATATAGACTTTTTTATATTTTCATTCCCAACATAGTTATTTAATGTTTTAGGTCTGTATTTTTCTACTAGTAAACTATGCTCCATATTCGCCATATATTGAATATTTCTTTTCTGGTTCAGGAATTACTTCTGTTTCTTTAGAGTCGATTGCATATAAATTACTTTTTAATGGTTCTAATCTATAACTACCTTTAAAACCTGTCTTAACCATATACGCTTCTAAAGTATCAGTTAAAGTTTTATGTACAGGACCATCTGGTTCATTTGCAACTAATCTCCATTTATCGCCCGGAGGAACTCTCCGAGCGATTAGGATATTTTTTTCTTCTATTTGTGTAGCCATAATATACGAAACTATTTCGACTCAGCCACAGATGCCTTTTTATAATCTGTGATTACTCTTTTAATAGCTTGGGCCGCTTTTCTAGCTCGTGCTTGACTTGCCTTAGTAGTTCCATCGTTTTCTGCTGCTAAGATATTGAAATTTGTTTCAATAATCTCAAAAATTTCATTTTTTGTCATTTTTTATTATTTATTAGTTATTAATTATTACATCATACCCATCATTGGGTCAATTTGTTGTTGAGTTGATTCTTCACTTGGTTCATCCACTACAGTACATTCTGTTAACAATACTGTACCCGCTACTGATGCTGCGTTTTCTAAAGCTGTTCTAGCTACTTTAGTTGGATCAATAATACCAGCTTCTTTCATATTAACAACTTTATCAGTTTTAATATCAAACCCTGCCCAAGCATCATTACCGGAGTTGGTTAGATTATCTGCTAGTATTTGACCTTTAACTTTATCAAATCCTGCATTAACTAAAATTTGATTAAAGGGTTTAGAACAAGCTTGTATTACAATTTTTGCACCCGTTGTTTTACCCTCTAAACCTGATGAAGCATATAATAGTGCTGTTCCGCCTCCAGGAATTATTCCCTCTTCAATAGCAGCTTTTGTTGCATGTAATGCATCATCAACTCTATCTTTTTTCTCCTTCATTTCGGTTTCAGTGTTTCCACCTACATGAATTATCGCTACTCCTCCTGTGAATTTCGCGAGTCTTTCTTGAAGTTTTTCTGTTTCGAACGGCGTTGTTGCTTTATTGATTTGTTGTTGTAACTCTTCAATACGTGCTTCAATTGGTTCAATTCCTCCTTTTCCATCTACAATTGTTGTTTGTTCTTTTTCTATTGTTACAGTACGAGCTTCACCAAACCACTCCCAAGAGAATTTGTCAAGCTTCATTCCTTTTTGTTTATCAAATACTACTCCACCAGTAGTGATAGCAATATCTTCCAGTATTAATTTACGTCTATCACCAAAATCAGGTGCTTTTACAGCACATACTTTCATTGTACCTCTCATTTTGTTAACAATAAGAGTTGCCAATGCTTCATTATCAATATCTTCTGCTATAATTAATAATGATTTTGCTTGTGCTGATACTGCTTCTAATACTGGTAATAATTCTTTAACTTGGGTTAATTTTTGATCCGCAATAAGGATTAGAGGGTTATCTAATGTGGCAGTCATATTACTATTATTAGTAACAAAATAAGGAGACTTATATCCTCTTTCAAACTGTAACCCTTCAACAGTTTCTAAGTAAGTTTCTCCTGTACGAGATTCTTCAATATGGACAACACCTTCTAATCCTACTTTTTCTATTGCGGTTGAAATTAATTTTCCAGTTTCAGGGTCATTATTAGCAGAAATTGTTGCAATCTGTTCTAATTGTTCTTCACCTGAAATATCTTCTGATATATTATTTCTAAGATTATTGACTACTTCTTCAACAGTTGAGTCAATATCTCTTTTAATTTGTACAGCATTTTCGTTATTGTTTAAAGCATTTAATCCAGCTTTAACCATTTCACGAGCTAATAAAGTAGATGTTGTTGTACCATCACCTGCTTTTTCTGCAGTTTTAATTGCTGCTTGTTTTACTAACTGCACTCCTAACTCTTGATTAGGTTCTGATAGTGTAATTGATTTTGCTACAGTAACTCCATCTTTAGTTGATTGAGGTGCTCCTTGGGGGTTTGCAATTACTACATTTCTACCATTAGGTCCTAATGTTGATACCACTGCATCTGCTAGTATGTCAATTCCTTTTACTAAATTGGTTCTTGCATCCGAACCTAATATAACTTGTTTACTCATTAGATATATCTTTTAATTGGTTAATTTCTTCTTCAGTAACTTTAGTAGTTGCTATTGCTTCCTCAATTGCAACTTGTGATTTAAGTTTAGCCAAAACCTGATTTTCTGGTCCTACATAGTACTCTTCTCCATTATATGGAAGTTTTGTAAATCCCATAGTAGGTAAAACTACTCTATCTCCTACTTTTAAATTAGTAGGAATAAAATTACCAGAAATTGTTGGTTTTCCTGGGCCTACTGCTACTACAGTACCCATTTCATTTTTTTCTTTACCTAAGTCAGGTACAATAATATTACCATAAGTAGTTTCTTCTACTTCTATAGGTTTTACGATAACAGCATCAAACAGCGCTTCTAATTCCATCAGTATAATTTTTTATTTGGTTTTTGATTGATTTATAATTTTCTAAAAATTTATTTAAATTATTAAAATCCGTTTTTGAAGATTTTAATTCTGCAATTTTAGCTATTGCTTGTTCAAATAAGGGATAATAATAAAGTGATTTTTCATAAGTTTTACTTTTACCTTTAGATCTAAAATGGTCCGAATCCGACTTAACCATTTCTTTTACAGCATAACTGTACTCATCTTTAGTTATAAAGAAGGGTTCTAATAAAGGATCTGTAATAGTCTGTATTGACTTTCGTTTTTTGGTCATATAACTTTTATTTTTATGTGTAACGTGAATATACGAACAATATTGCGCTAGGACACGCTTTTTTAATATAACTTTTACTTAATTTTAATTGTTTTTGGCTTTTTAGATTCGGCAATTGGAATAAAAATATGAAGTAAGCCATCCTTCATTTCAGCTGATAAGCTTTCAAGTTCAAATTTAGCTGCTACTTTATAACCTAGGTTAAAAGATCGTTTAGCTAATCCCTTATAGATATAGCCAGAATAATCTTCTTCTTCTTTTGGTTTATCATAGATAATTTTTAAAAGATCCCCATCTATTTCTAGTTGAATGTCTTTTTTAGTTAGACCAGTACAGGCAATCTCAAAGTGAAGCCCTTCTTCGTCATAAAAAATATCTAGTGGGTGAGGTTGTTTGTTGTCAAACGTTGTTGGTTGAAAAGATCCGTCTGCTTTAAAAAAGTTACGGAATAGTAAGTCGAACGGTGTACGTTCATTGAATAATGTACTCATATCATTTAGTTTTGTGAGGCCGTAGCTCTCGGTTAATTTAATTTAAACATAACAACGCGCCCTAGCTGCAATCTTATGTTCTATTATACATATGTGATTACTCATTTCTCGCGATAAAGTATTCACTATTTACTTCTTCTGAATAAAAGTTTAATTTTAACATTCCTTGTTCTGATAGTTTTAGTGTGCCACTATCCATATCTTTATTAGCATTTAGGATATCTTTAAATATATCAGAATCAAAAGGTATTTCTATACCACTCTTAGTTATACTACCCTGTATTTGATAAGTAATTTTGTTTGAAAATCCCGTATTATCACCAAATATAAACTCACAAATATTTGTACCATCCATATCTGTTGTACTTGTAATTAACATATTATTTACATCAGCTAATGCACTTTTAGCTTTAATTAAATGATCAATATCTTCCCTAGTTAAATCAAGCTCCATTTCAAATGATTCTGGGTCTTCATAGTATGTATTTTTACCCAAAATAAGAATATCAGCTAATGAATAAGTTAAATCAAAATTGGCATCTGCAAAATGCATTTTAGTATAAACTGCTTTAATTTTTTCTAATGAAACCATTAGATCACCATTAGTAATAGATATTAATTTACTTAATTTATGTGTATCAAATACACCTAATTCAGCATCCTCTAGTGGAAAATTATTATGTTCTATTTTACATACTCTACCTGATTCACCTGCGTAAATAGTGAGTTGTTTATCTTTAATTCTCCATTTTACCTGATTATTTAAACCATTTAGGTAATATTTGGAAATAACTGATGTGAGTGTACTCTTATTTATCATAACTGTAATATACGAATTTTATCTTAAATTTCAAACGAACTTAATGCATTTGTGTAAGGATTTAAATCTAATGACCATTGTAAATCACTGAAGAATCCCTCTAATTTATTTAATAATATTGAATCAAAGACTTTTTGTCTATCGGCATATCTATCTAAAAATTCTTGCACTTTTTCAGGAATATCATAATCAAAAAATGCTAGTGCTTCTATTTTATATGGGTTATCTTTACAATAAATCCATTTTACTTTATCCGCCATTGTAATTAAATTGTGTTTTCTATCTAATTTCCATAATTTTAATAAATCATTATATCTAATAGCTGCTCTTACGGGTGCAGGAGCTCCTTTAAGTATTTCAGTAAACATTTCACCTGCTCTAGCACTTGTACCTTGATATTTTTGTAATTTTTTAACTGCAGTAGGATTACCTAATTTTGCTAATGGTATTTCTCCACCCAATATTTGTTTTTTAAATACTTTAATTTGATCAATTATACTTGATTTTTCTTCACCTTTAAGTACTTGTTGAAGTATATCATTAAAAAATTCCCCTAAGATAGGTGGGAAATTTGCTTTCATAAACTCTAAACCTTTAATATCTAAAGTTTCTTTTTCAATACCTTCTTGTTTAGTAATCCATTGCGCATAACGTCTTGTTGCCCTAAAATATGCTGACCTAATCACACATTCAGTTTTCATTTCAAGTCTATGTTCTGGGACGTTAAAACATTCTTTAGCTAAAATATCATAATGATCAGTAATAACATCTTGATATTTAAGAGCTACTTTTTCTAAAATATCATCCTTTTCTTTATCAGTAAATTCCTCAAAATTAGGATATAAATGAAGTAATATAGGTTCGGCATTAAAGTAATTAGAATCAGTATCAACATAAGCACAGTAATTTTCATCACCTGTATCACATATCCACCAAGGTGTTTCTTCTAAATGTTTCATTTATATGATTTTTCTTCTATTAAACCTGAGTTAGTTACTATATTAATAATTTTTTTAACTTCACTTCTTTTATCATTGGTAATATACACAGAACGAGCTAATTCTACAAATTCTTTATCAAATCTCTTTTCATGTTCGCAATCCCTTACCCAATCTTCTATATCCCAAAGTTGACCATTAATCTTAGCTAAAGCTAAATAATGAACTTGTAATTCACCGCCATATATTTTAAACAGTTCATTACATAAAGGATTTAGTTCATTAAATTCTTTTTGAATGTTTACTAATTTATCCTTATCTTTAATTTTATCTAATTTAATCTCTAAAATTGAAATTTTGTCTAATAATTCCCCGTTTGATATTTCTACTTTCATATTAAAATGATCTTTCTCCTGGGATTGGTGGTAAATTAATTGGTGCTTGTCTATTTGAATCTAGGTCATTTCTTTCTTCAATTTCTATTTTATATTTAATTCCTGCAACTTTAAATGTGCCCCCTTGTTTAAGCATTTTTCTAAATAGGTTTTCTTGGACTTCATTCCAGTCTTCACTTCTAGTAATTAAGATATCTTTAGAAACAGTTTTACCCTCTACTGTTATATGATGTTTACTTCTAATTGATTGTTTTTTTAATGCCATAATTATTTTGTTGGATTAGGTTCTTCCTTTAAGAAAAATAAAGAAAGATATGATTGTTTGTTTTTTTCTAATTCTTGGGCTTGTTTTAAAGTAGTATTTTTAAAGTTTTGTTGGTATTGTACATCCCAAGCTGACCACCAAGGGTAATGGGTTCTAGGGTTTTTGTCATTTAAAAATAAAGCATTAGTAGGTAAAATTAAATCTTCTTCATTCCACCACCATAATTTCCAAAGATGAGGAAGATATAATTCAGTTATAGAAAATGCTACTCTAAAATCATCTCTTATATCATAAATGTTAAATCCATTTTGTATAAACATATGACCCCAATTTAGTTGAAGAACTTCTCCATCAGGATAATAATTTGGAGATCCACTATAACTTATTAAATATCCATTTGTGTCCCAAATTTTATTTAAAACTTCTTTAGAAGATATCCCAGTTGAATGGGCAGTATGTTTTTTATAGTTGTGTCCTCCTATACTTTCTTTTACAAAGGGGCATATATAACCAGCATCCGAGTATGAGTTGAATTTATTTATTAGATATTTATCAAAGTTATCTTTTACAAATACATAATCATCTTCATTGAATATAAAATAATCAAAATCATTTCTATTTTGTTCAAATATATCATTCCAAGCCCCATAACTAAATCCTTTGTTCTCTCTAAAAATTACTTCTGTAGGGGTGCCTTGTATTTTTCTTGGGATCATATCATTAATAGTACCAATATAAGCAAGATGTTCTGGGTCTAAATTAAATGCAAAAAATATTTTATCTAAATTATGTTGAAATTTTGACAAGTAAGTTATTTGTTTATGTAAATATTCAAATCTATCTTTAGGATTAAGACTATATCCAAATTTTTCATCAATTTCTTTTTGAAAAATTCTTCTGTGTCCTAAATAAAATACTGAAATGTAACAGGTTTTTTCTGTCATTTTAGGCATTTTTATACATTAATATTACGTCTATAAACCCTTTATTTTTATTATAAAATTTTTCAGGTATAATTCCTATATTTTGAAACCCTAATTTTCTATATAAATTATAAGCTCTAAAATTAGATACCTGTACTTCTAAATAAAATCTTCTTATATTTTTTTCAACTTTAAGTTTTTCCATTATTTTTTGATATGCTTGGAATGCATAACCATACCCTCTAAAATTAGGATGTAAATCTAAACCTATATAAATTGAATTATTTTTAATATCATAATTAGAAGTTCTAATATACCCTGCTATTCTATCTCTATCTTGAACTCTGATTGTGTACCACTCAGGATTTGTATTCTTGTACCAATTTTCGGTTTCTTCTAAAGTAAAAGAAGTGGAGTCATTTAAATATTCTAGACAATAGTCTCTTATATCTTTTATTTCTTTTAAATCTTCAAATATTAATTTATTTAATTTCATACCTATTTAATTGTTTAAATTTTTCTTTATCTATTTTACTAAAATCATAGTTAACTATTTTTTTATTATTTCTAATAATAGTTAGTTTTCTTACTTCATCAAAGTTTTTTACAAATGTTAAATGCCACCCCCCTAGTTTATTATCATAGTTAGTATAAAATTCATCATTTACTAAAATCTTAACATTATAAATTAAAATATCTTTTTTAGTTAAATGTTGAGTTGGGTTATATGAGAATACAACTAAATTATTGTTTTTATCTATAACTGGTGTTACCCATATATCTTCCCCACCTGAATAATATGTGTTTATTTTAATATCTTTTCCTGATAATAAGGTATGGGATTTTGATAATTTTTTGGGTTCATTAGCTAAAATTTTTAATTCATGATCTTCAATAGTTTTAATATGTCTTGTTGATAATTGATTTTTTAAATCTTCTTCATCACATATAAACCATTGCTCATTAATTTTGTCTAAATGGAAGGATACAGGAAAACTAATAATAGAAGGTTGATAATTTGTACTATAATATACTAAACTATATCTATCTAAAAGACTAGAATTTTCTATAAATTCATCCGAAGATAATAATTCTGTATCATATTCAATACAATGGACTTTTTTATATCCCTCATTTTTTGCAGTTGATAAACCTAAGGTTACTAATTTCCAGGCAGCTATAAAATGGTTAAAAGGTCTATTTTCAGTAGTATGGATTGTAAATTTATCACTTTCATAGAACATTACATACTTATGTTCAAAACCCGTTAGTAAAATATTTGTTGAATCATAAATAAAATAATTAATATTATTAATAATATCTTCTGGGATACTACTATGACTAACTACCATAATATCAAACAATTCTTTATCTATAGAAGATACAAAATTCCTTAATAAATTTTTTCTTTTATCATCGGGAGTATATGCCGTTATTAAAAATAAATCCTTCAACTTACCATCCTTTTTTAATACATTCTACAATATATTCTCTTTCTTCTTTTGTTACCCACCAACCAACAGGAATATTAACTACTTTTCCTATGGTTTTATCTAAATTAGGCAAATCAGTTCTAAACTCAGATGTACAAGTATGCTTATCATTTCTTTCATGTACCTGGGATACTGTGATATTACATTCATCCATATGTTTATAAAAGCCATCCCTGTCATCTACTAGCATAGTATAAATCCAAAAAGCAGAATCATGACCTTCTTTTCGTTCTAATAAAGTAACCCCATCTATATCTTTTAAATTTTTATCATAATAAGCAGCATTGTTTTTATGTTTAGTAATTATATTTTCCATAAACTTAAAGTTTTCAATACCCACTGTAGCACAAACATCATTCATATGGAATTTAAAACCCCACTCTTCAATATCAGCTTCACATCTAAAATCTTTTCTATCACCATCTCTATCAATTCCATACCATCTAACTAATTTACCTCTATCATGTAATTCTTTATGAGGGCTAAATAATAATCCACCATCTATAGAAGTGATATGTTTAATTGCCTGTAAAGAAAACATAGTTAAATTTCCATTAGTACCTATTAATTTTCCTTTATATTTAGAACCAAATGAATGAGCTCCATCTTCAATTAGAACAGGTGCCCAACCAAATTTTTTACGAGTATTATTTTGTATTTCTTTAATTCGATCTAAATCTAAAGGATATCCACCCCAATGAACACCCATAATAGCTTTAGTTTTTTCAGTAATTTTACTTTCTAAATCATCCAAATCCATATTTAGTGTTTTTGGATTAATATCTACCCATTTAATTTTTAAACCATTAGCTAAAACTGGCCAATTTGAAGCAGTACAAGTCATTGCTGTACATAAAACTTCATCCCCTGGTTCTAAACCAGGCCACTTATGTTGCACCCAAGCTAATCCTTGGAATACATCTTCCATATGTTCTTGTGGTTTTTTAAGTAAATGCAAAGCCATATGTAAAGCAGATGTCCCAGCGTTTACGGTTTGGATATGAGGGTGATCAAAATATTCTTTTAAAACAGTTTCAAATTCTTCTACTTTTGGTCCTTGACCAATAAACCCACTGTTAAGTACTTTAGTTACTTCTTCTCCAGCTTTAGGGGACATAAATACTTTAAATAATGGAATTTTGTTTTTTGGTTTTTTCATATTTCTAATTTTAACTCTCCACGCATAACTTTATTCATATGCCTGTTAGCACATAGAGCTGATTCTTGTATAATTCTGTGGCCTGATAATGTAATAGCTTCACTTAGTATGGATTGATTCATACCATATCTAAATGAAGGTAATGCTGTAGCCCCATATAAACTATTAAGCAAAATTTTCATTGTATATTGCATTAAATGATTATATTCACCTGCTTCTTTATCTCCAGACTTATATGCTTTTTTCATACGTCCTTTATATAAAACACGTTCTTCAAACCATTTTTTAAGTATAGTTGATAATACTGCTTCCTTATCTGTTCTAAACATTGAACCATTAGCGGCAACAGCTAAATTTTGTGATTTAATTATTTTCACTAATTCTCCAGCTTCAACATTAGTTTGACGTCGTTTTCCATTTTCAACTAATAATAAATCTTTAGGATCACGTTCTTTTAAATCGTTAAGACCCAATCTATTATTACGATCATCTGCATCTATAATACGACCCACAAATGTTTCTTTACCAATGTTAATTGACATAATTATAGATGGATACAGTGATGTTAAATCTTCATCAAACATATACTTGTATAATCCCGCTTTGGGGCAAAAAAGGTATCCTCCAGCATAACCATCTTTCTTTTGAGGGTTAGGTTCTTTAGGGGGTGGGATTATATTTTGAGATAATAAATAAGCTGAAATTGCTCCATCTTGGGTTACACTATTAGAATAAACTTCACTATAATTATGTTTACCTTTATGTGATAAGTTTTTAGTTAAAGCAATATATTGTAATTTTTCATCTAATTTTTGAAGTATTTCAACATCAACAAAATTATATTGGATAAACTTTTGTATATCGGTTTCAAATAATTGATCTAAATTTCCTTCATACTCAACTTTATTCATACCAACATATTTCTCTCCAATAGCATCTAGTTTCCAACTTGGTTCATCTTTCCAACTATATTTTTTATGTAAACGAATATAGTCTAGAGATTCAACTCCTACAATATCAACATATTGATTTCGTTTGTAGAAAAATTTAGAAAATTTCTTAGATTCTACTTTACCTAAAGGTGATAAATGGTCAGCAAATTCCTTGCCTATTGTATTGCACATTCTATAATATAAGTAAGGTATATCAAAATAATCTGAATTATAACCAATTAAAATATCAGGGTCTATGTCTCTAATTATTTCAATAAACTTGGCTAGTAATTGACTTTCAGTACTACATGGTATAATTTCTTTATTCCTAGCTTTAGTATGTTTAAGTTGGTTCTTTTTATCAAGAATTAAAATATGCCAAGTATCAGGTGTTTTGTCCCACCAAGCTATTGAAGTTATAGGCATTGGTGCACTTTCAATATAATCTTCAGTTAAAGCACCTCCAATTTCACACTCAATATCAAAAAATACTTCTCTATGTCCTGTAGAAGGTACATCATTAATTCCATACCTTTCAACTAAGAATTTTTGATGAACTTTCATATCATGAAAGTGAAGTCCAGGAGTATTTTTATCACTATAATTTGGGTTTTTTGAAAAATACCAATTATTAGTATGTTTTAAATATTCCCCATTTAATCCAATATTAGTATGTTCTTCTTCCTTACATTCTTGATATGCTATATTCTCATAGGGAATAACTTGGTGTCCTTTTTCATCCCACAGATGCATTTCCCAAACATTATGACCTAATTTTTTACCTTGATAACATTTCTTATACATTATATCCCTACACTTGCGTTATGAAATTTTTGTAATTCATCTCCTGTAAAGAATTGATGTAAATCAGGTTTGTAGTAATTAATTGATTTCATCACTTTACGATCACGTGTTCTGTATACTACGAATCTGTCTTCGACCTGTTCAAAGTGACATGGCTCATCTTGTTCTTTAGAGCGGAGGGTGACAGTCTCCATGGCTTCCTTTTTAGTGCTACAAGACTTCGACATATTGCTTCCTTGTACTTCTTGATATGCTGGCCATATCTTATCTTTAAGGCCGTGTAGCATAGTACCGTTCCCAAGGGAAACGTAAGCAATATCACACAAAGCATCCAAAACTTCCACGATGTCTCCGTTTTCGCAAGCCTGTCTATATTCTTCCAATTCTTCAAGTACAAAGTCGTATACGAATTGCCATTCCTTTTTTTCTGGTATTGTTGGCTCATAATTATTTGGTTTTCCGAACGTACGATTAAAAGTTTCTACTTCCGATACAAACGGAACTTCATTAACCCATACAGGTAATTCTTCTTCTGGAAATAATTTTAATTGCTTGTTCATTTTTATTTTATTTTATTTTGAAATTTCATAAATGATCCTTCTTTATCATTAGTTAATCCTCCTATAGTATGTAATTTACTATCTTCTTCTGACCACACCACAGAATTATCTTCTCTTTCCGCAAATTCTAAAAATTCATCTGATTGTAAATAGTCTTGTTTTGCGGGGGCATTAGAATTTTCCCAAGGAAATATTAACCATTCATCCCCTTTATGTAATTCAGAATACACATTGGGAGTAAAAATAGAGGTATGTGGTTTATGATATAAAACTGCTGTCCATTGTCCAGGCATTTTATTCATAGTAACTCCACTATCTGTCATATCATCTACTACTAAAGTATTTTTTCCAATTGTATCCACTAGTGGTAAACCGGTTGAATGAGATAACATAACTGCAGGAATTAAACCACCTCTTGGTATTCCATAAATTGAATCAGCTAAAGGCACTTCAAATGGGATTTTTTCTGTTAAATCTTTTATAAGATCTGTCATGTCCCACCAACTAACTGATATTTTATTTGGTTCTATTTTTAACATAACTATATATTGTGTCCTCCGTTATTAATTTTTAAACTGTCAAAAAATTCTTTACGAGCTAAATTTTTATTTTTTCTAAATACACCTGATGCTTTAGTTGTAACCATTGCTGCACCTTGATGTTTAACTCCCCTACAGCTTACACAATTATGTGTTCCAACTATAGTAACAATTACACCTTTATTATTTTCAGTAATTTTATCTACAGCATTATGTATAGCTGATGTTAATTGTTCTTGTATTGCTCCTCTTCTACCAAATAATTCCACAATTCTGTTTAATTTAGATAAACCAATTACTTGACCACCTTCTCCTGCTATATATCCAATATGAACTACACCTCCAATTGTTTGGTGATGGTGAGAACACATTGAAGTTAATGGTATATTACGTTCTATAACAATACCATCATAACCATCTGAGGGAAATGATGTAATAGGAGACATTGCAGTGTATCTACCAGCCCATAAATCGTTCACATAAGCTTTAGCTACACGACGAGGTGTTTCCATTGAATTAGGGTCATTTCTCCAATCACATTTTAAAGCATCTAAAAACTTACCATAAGCTTCTTCTGCTCTATCAATCATAACTTCTTTTTCTAGGGTAGTGAAAGGAAATCCTTCAGCAACACCATTTGCATAACCTACTTTTACTACTTCTAATTCTTCGTGGATTTTTCTACGTTTATTCTCCATTTATATAACTTTTTAATTTATCTACTAATACTAATACTTCATCGGGTTCCATTGTTATCGCACAACAGACATTAATGTTCTCTTCTATTTCCTCTAATATACGAAGGGCTTCTTGCTTATCCACTATACTTCTCGTTGATCTTCAAATGCAATAATATGCGGTCTCCAAGTCATTCTATAACCATTATCTCTAACCCAATCAAATAGTATAGGGTAGGATTTAAATAATGCTTCTCTTGAATCCCCAGCAGGCATAAACCAAACTTTTTCAGGTTTAACATCTAATATAGAAATACATTCCATAATTTCAGCTAAGGCCCCTTGATCTTTACCATCCCATACAGGTTTAATATGATAATCTGAGTGGTAAGCAATAGATTGTTTAATTGCATCATAATTAAGTCTAAGCCTATTATGAGTTTTAATCATCTTTTCATCTGTAATTTTTCCCTGAGGGGTAGCAACACCAACAATGGGAACGCTATTAGAAAACTTAGGAGAAATTGACAGTAGATTAATAGGATAATCAGTAGGAAGGAAATGAGATCCTTCAGTTTCGATAGTAATAAAAATATCGTTTTCATGTGCAAAATGTGTTAATTCATTTACTAAAGCGGGGTGCATAGTAGGAGAACCTCCTGTTAACATCATTTCTTTTATATGAGGATTTTTCTCATACATTGCAATAATGTCTTTAAAATTAAAATGTCCTTTCTCTGGGTGGATACTTGTATACCAAGAATCACACCAACCCCCTTCACCGAAATAACATCTGTGAGTGCATCCTGTTGTTCTAATTACTACTGTGGGGTACCCTGCTCTAGATCCTTCTGATTGTACGGCAGTATAAATTTCTACAATCGGGAGGTTTTTATCGTAATCCTCAATACGTTTTAGTTGCTTATGCATATTGTTAATTTTTTTAAGTGGTTTTTCATTCACTGTTGTACTTTTATTCACTATAACTAGCTGCATTTTTACCGTGTTCCATAAATTTCACTCTTGTTACTCTTACTCTGTTCTCGGTTTCAGCTTTTACAAAACTATTTAATTTAGTATAAATATATTCAGCAAATTTTTCTGCACCCGTAGCTGGAATGATTCTTACTTGAGCTACACCAACAGCATCCATTTGTTTAAATGCTTCTACTTCAGGATCATCTTCTGCAATGATCATAGTATGATCAAACATATAATCCATCCAAGCTTTGGGTTGTTTACCATCAATTAAGGTTTTAGCTCTTTTCATTCCACCAAAATCCCAAACCCAATTTCTTTCGTCTAATTCTCCTTCAAAATATACTTTAAAGGATATTCCATAACCATGTACAAATCTACAGTGTGTTGTTTTTGCTTTCCATTGACGAAACACTGTGCTAAACCCGTCAAATACTTTACTTGATTGAAATTTACCCATTATAAAAATTTAAAATTGTTTCTTTTGGTTGATTACCTACTATTTTACCTTTAGCTTCTCCATTTTCTACTAAAATTAAAGTTGGAATATTTCTAACCCCATATTTTGCAGATAATTCTTGATCCTGATCTACATTGATTTTTCTGTAGTTAATTTGTCCTTTTAATGATTCCATTGTAGGAGCTAATTGTTTACAAGGTCCACACCAATCAGCACTAAAATATAATATTTCTTTCATTTTTTATTTATTTATTAATTTAAACCATTTCTTCACCAATACCAACTATTTCACTCAATATAAGTAAAATAACTGCAATATCCAAACTGTACCATAAGGCCCCATACCCTAAGATACGAATACCAGATTTAATAAAGCTGATTTGTTGATGTTTTTTTGCATCAGGTAATTCTTGTTTTTTCATAACTTTTAATTTTAGTTGTCTCGACAGGTCTCGAACCTATACTCTTCTGGACCAAAACCAGACGTGTTACCAATTACACCACGAGACAAATGTATTTATACTGAGTAGTCAGCTAATACTTTTTCAACTGATGCTCTAGCTACTTCATAATCCACAGGACCAGTTTCGTCTTCATATTGAACAGGATCTTTCCTACCCAAAGCAATAAATGCTTCAATTCGTTCAACAGACGAAGCAGACTTATAATCACTATTCCCACTAGGAAAAGGCTTATAACTAGTATTAGTTCTAGAATAGACTTCATCAAAATCAATATTTAAAATTTCACATAACTTTTCCCCATCTTGTAGGATACCAAATTTATCAGTATCTAAATAAGGTGTAAAGTAACCTACTCTATCTGCATCCCAATTCCCAATTCTAAAAGCTGCATCATCTGCATCTCTAAATTCTTGCCTACAATCAGGGTAAACTGCATGATCACCAGCATGAATGCCTAAAGCAATATCACAAACATCTTCTGTTCTATTTGCTACAGATAATGCTACTGCTTGAGTAATAGAAGCAAACATTTTATTTCTATTAGGAACAACTGTTTCTTTCATATTATCTTGTTCATAATGTCCTTCTGGTACATCATCTCCACCTTGAACTAAAGCTGAATCTAGTAGATCTACTAATCCGTCTAATTTGATTTGACGATAATTTACTTTGTGACCTTTACTTGCAAGATAATCAATTAATGATTGAGCTCTCTCTAGCTCTACTCTGTGTTTTTGACCGTAATCAAATGAGATACCAGTTACGGTATCGTACTTTTCGATAGCTCTTAACAATAGGGTGCTGCTATCCATTCCACCACTTAAACTTACTACACAATGTGCCATAATTTACTTATTTAAAATTTGCCAGGTATTTCGCGTATAGGCTAACGCTTGATTAAATTTACATTTTATGTATGATCGAACATATGAAAAAATAGTTGAAAATCCAACTCCTCCTATAAGAAGTGTCCATAAATTTGGATGATAGTGCTCTCCACAAAGCCCTAGTGCGTGTCTTATAAATTCTGCCATATTATTCTTCTACAAATTCTGGTTCACTATAATCATCAATTGGTTTATCTCTTACTAAGTCCCAATCTGCATTATCTATAATTTCTTGTTGGAGATCTTCATCACCTGTTTTCCACTGTGCTAATTCTTCTTCTGTTAGTACATATTCTTCCCATCTATAATTACAATAATTTACATTTCTTGTTAACTTTGCCATAACTATTTAATTTTTAAATTATTAATTCTTCTAAATTTAGTTGTATTATGAACAACATTTAAATAATCAATTTTTGAAAAATCTATATCAAAATAATCATTCATATTTGCTTTTGGTTTTGTATTTAAACCATTATCATTATACCATGTACTTTCTAAAGCAGCCATTACTGGGTTAGAAGTATCAATTGATTCTATTCTTGGATTATTATCATACCAACCAAATTCTTGTGGTATTGAACAACCTAGTAAATGGAATTTAATATCTTTTAATTGGTTTAATTTAAATAGACCTTGTACAAATCGTACTCTACCTAATGCTTTTCCCATATCTGCGTTAGTATGTGGGAAGAAATCGTTATACCAAGTAGCACCATATGATACACATAATTTGTTATATCCTAACCCAGCTAATAGGTTAGCACACAAATATGCTTGGTTTTTATTTTCACCTTGAATTACAGCTGTAAGTTTAGTTTTTTTAGGATATTTAAATTGTTTCCAGTATTTAGCTTGTGCCGCAGTTTCAGCACATCTCATCCAAACATCAGGTACTATAAATTCATCTGGTTCTATTACACTAACCCAATAACGTAATCTTTCATGATCATATGCTTCTCCTAATTCATGAAGTGAATTATCCATTATAATATAACGACCATCTGCTTTAGCGTCCATAAAATATTGTAAATATTCTTCATCTTGATCAAACAAGTGAGGTAGAGCATAATCGTAATCATTAAATTCAGGGGATGCTGTTAATAAACAGCGAGGTACTTCATGTGATACTTTCATTTATATAACTTTTTTTGGTCGTCCTCTACGCTTTAATGGAACAGGCATATGGACTATTTTATACTTTTCTTCTATAATATAATAAAGATCTATCAGGGAGCCACTACATTCTAACATTTCTTTTTCAACTTGTTCTCTATTACATTTGAAATATTTTGTAAATTCAACTGTTAAAGAACGTAATCTCTCAGCTTCATCTTTTTCAAAGTCTTCCATTAGACGTTTTCTTCGTGCTCTAATAACCTGAGTTTTTTCTAGGTATTTGGCATAATCCATATCACATTCTTTTAATATATCATTTAATTGATATTCAACTTGATATTGTTGAGCTTTATAACATGAAAAATCAAAATCACCATTGAATATACGCTCACGAAGAGGTTTACGGTTATCAAGTGGTTTATTCTTTGGTTGATAGCTTCTCCACCACCTAAATTGGTTGTAATTTATTTTTTGATATTGAGATAATTGCTTATCTACTTCTTTTCTTGACATAGGTATATCAAACATAAACTTTATTTTAAAACTATTAACAAGGACAAACTACCCATAAAACAAAATATAATGTATAAAATATTGCTGCAATAAACAAAAAACCTGATACTGTATCGATTTGGGATTTGTACTTTTTGATAAATTTTTTCATGACCTTTATTTTTTTCTATACCTAAATATACGAACCCTTATTCAGGTATCCAAATCTTTATTGGATTGTTTATAATCAAGAAAAAAACCAACTGCTACTATAATATTCATACCTATAGAAGCTCCAATTTCTACTAAATCATGAAAATTATGAATTGATAAGTGAATATGACCTACTACCCAAAAAGGAATAGCTAAATTTTGACTAATCCATATTATAAGAAATTTTAAAAAACTTTTCATTAATAAGTTTTAGTTAAATCATCTTCTTCTAACCTTATAATTTCTGATTCCAATACTTTTATTCTTTTTAAAGCCTTATCTACTTTATTAGAACTTTTAGTTATCCCAATAATTGAACTTTTAAGTTGTTTTAATTCTTGTTTTGCTTGAAATAATTCATTACTATCAACTTTCCCATCTTTATTTAAGTCTAATTCATTATAATGATTACCATCATTACCATTTTGTCCTATAATTTCCATTCTTTGTTCTGCTGCTTCCCAATCTTTAATTTCTTGTTGTCTGGCTTTCCAGTGTTTTTGTTCTTCAATCCTATCTAGATTAGCCATAAATTCATCTTGAGTTTTTATTTCTTCAGCATCTTTAACTTCAATATCTTCTATTTTTTCGCCATATAAATTTTCTTTATATTTCTTTTTTGGGTAAGCTTTTTCAAAAGCAAAGTTAGCTGCTATTACAAGAGATATAGCAAGGGGATCAAATACAAATATTATAATAAGTAATAACCAGTTTATAATTTTATCCATGGATATACCGGTTAAACCCGATAAATACTGCAGTGGTCCTAATTCTCCAGCAACTTCGTTATTATTATCAAGTTCTAGTACTTGCAATTGAAATTTTTGAAGTGAATCAGCTACTATTTCCCTCTTTCCTTGCGCCATTTTACGATTTTCCTCCTCAATATTAATACGATTCTGCGCCATTCTAAGTTCCGTTGTTGAGATGGTTGATCTAACGCCCCCAACCACCGAGGTGTCTCGTACCTGGATTGATGAGGCTTTGGCATTAGATAAAGTACTAATATTACTAGATATTCTTTCAATTTCCGTATCATATCGATCTACATCATTTTTATAAAAATCTATTTTTTGTTGGATAAATTCTTTTTGGTTTTCTACTGCTGTAAGTTTAGAGTATGTTTCTTGGTAAGCCGCACTTAAAAACCCATAAATACCCATACTAGTAATTAATACTAATATAATAGTAGCAATGGATAAATAAGTACGTAATGTTTTGTTAATTGTATCCCAATATTGATATAAAAGGGAAGCTGTAACTAATTTAGCAAATTCTAATGAACCAGCCATTATAATAACTTCTAAACTAGCTCCAGCAAAAAGTTTGCTCAAGCCACTAACTGAATAGAAAGCAGCTGAACCCGAAACTGATAGGGCAGAAAATCCAATTAGGAATGGGAACATTCCTTGTTTAATGTTTTTAAGCATGATTATAAATATAGTAAAGAAGTAAAACTAAGACAACCTATTTTCTAAGGCCTTTATGTTTATCTATATTATCTAAAATTTGGTTTAATATTTCGCCCTTAATAAATCCTGCCATTGATGCATTTTTTACTGTACTTATTAATTGAAATATTACTAGAGGCATAAGCATGGTTTCACTTAACCACCCAGCCCCTGGGATACTTTTTTCGATAACTAATATTAGGGTTAACATAATAACCCAAAAAATTAATGTCCTTAAAATTTTAATTGCTTTGTAAGTTTTAAAACCTTCTCTTTTTACTCCAGCTATTATACCAAAAAACCCATCAGCAAATACTAAAGTAGTGATAGCTAGATATTGTTCTGCATTTTGCATTGTAATTTCCATAAAATAAGAACATATAAATCCTATGGACATACTTGTAAAGGCTAATATGGTTTGTGTTGTTTTCAATTATTAACTTATATCGTTACTTTCTAATAATGTATATGTAAATGAGTTACCCCATATTTCTCTAGCTGATTGGCAAACATCTAAAAATTCATACCAGTCATCGTTATCAGCTATAACTTGACACCCAGCTGACCATTTATCTACTCTAGTAGATTTACCTCCTGATCTTCCAGTTGCTCTATGAATATTAATCCCAAATATGCCTTCATCTACATTTTCTTCTAGTAGATCATATTTACTATCTCTATTATTGTCTCTATATACTTTAACTGGTTTTTGTTGGCCTAAAGCTAAATATTTTCCAGCATGGAGTCTTAGTTTATGAGAGCTTCTATATTGACCTGGTTTTAAAATTGCTACTCCTTTATCATTCATTACGTTTTCTACCCAATGTGTTCCAGGATCTGTAGTACATTTAAAGCAATGAAATTGCCACTCGCCTTCTATTTTATAAGATAAAGTAATACAGTCATCAAATGCATTAGTAACTCTATTTTTGGTTTTTGAATTTCTGATGCCAATAATGTTAACATCATAGTCTCCTCCTGTAAAGTATTTATAACCTTTACTAGCCATAGCGGCTTCTACTTGTTCTCTAGTGTAACAACTCATAATTTATTTTATTTTGTGAATAGAAAATTAACTGATAATATAATAAGTCCTGAAAGTAATAATTTCATTATTGGATCATTTTCACCACTAACTACTTCTTGTGGTTGTGGTGGTTTTTGAGTTGTTGGTTTAGAAGTAGCACAACTAGGTACTAGAAGCATTATACAAAATAATATTGATATTATATTTTTTTTCATTATTTTCTATCTCCAAATATTTTTCCAATTTCAGCAATACCAAAGCTACCTAAGGTAATAAATAAAAAGGAATCATATATAAATTCATTAATTACTAAATCTTTACCAAAGTATCCTGTTACTAAATCTACTACAGCAAATATAGTCATGATAGCAAATGAAGCAAAACCAACTACAGTTTTTTCATTTATATCGTTTTTATCATTAAAAATGTCTTTAAAGGCCATCCACTTTTGTTTTAATTTGTTTAACATAAAATAACAATTTAATTAGTAACTAGTTTGTCAATTATAAATATTAACTAAAAAGCGCTCATTATAAGTTCGTCAATATAATCTTGAAGTTCTTCTCTTGTTGCTGCCATTTTAAAACTAATATCTGCTTGGTATCTTTCAACTTCTTCTCCATCCTGAAATATTAATATAGTTGGAACAACAACAACTTTAAATTTACCTGCATCTTCAGGTTTTGATCCTATATCATATTTTTTAATATCACAATCTGATAGTTTATCTACCCATTTTATTTCATTAGATGCATTCCAAGCAGCATTAAAATATTTAACTTCTACCTGGCTAAACATAGTTATAGAAGATAATAATAAAATAGGTAATATTAAAAACTTTTTCATAATAAATTTATCTTAGTTTATCAATTTTCTCTTCCATTCTAACAAGACGTTCTTTTAGTTCCTTTACATCTTCTTGAGTAGACATAATTGTTTGACGGATTAACTGATCCTTCATATCATATTCCATTCTAGTTACATCGGGTGGAGGGGGTATTGGAAGTTCTTTTGCTTCTTGTATGTCAGATTGCAATGCAAACCACATTCCTACTACTGTTGCTATCCCAAATGCAATACCTATTAGTGTCTGGATGCTAACGGTAAAGCTGGTATTTTCACTTAATTCTTTTGCCATTTTTAAAAAATTATATAATTAACTCCCATTGAAAAATTATGCCAATTTCTATTCCAATATTTATTGTATGTTCCTTCTGCAAATAATCCTAATGACTTAGTTAATTTATAACCAAATATTAAACCTCCAGAATAGTCCGTCCATTGGCCTCCATTATAATTATGAAAAGAAAATGTATCACCACCTTTTATATGTATAGGCATTACATTACCCCAAGCATGTAACCAGAAGTTTTTAGTGTATTTATAATAATCGAAACCGAATATGGCTGAATATTCTAATCTTAATGGAGCTTGGTCTTCTTTTTTCTCTACGTAATTAACTAATACTTGAGGAATAATTACTTCTTCCCATACTTCGGTACTCGTTGCTACTACTGCTCCTTGAGGGTTAAGATATTCTATATCTCCTCCTCCGTTAAAGTTTACATTATAACCTTCCTGTAGAGCTAAATAGGTGTAATGTAAATTACCATTACTTAACATCCACTCTTGTAAAGGATCGTATCCATAAGGTTTAGAGAGCCTTTGTGCAACCCCTAAATTAATAGAAAGTTCTTTAGTTATATTATGTTTATATCTTTGAGAAGCTTGAAAGTACTCTATATCAATAAAACCTCCTACTAGATATTCTACTTTAGCTACCCAATTATCAGCTACATATCTTAAAAAGTGATGCTGGTCTAAATATGTTTCTCCTTGTATTCTTCTATAATCAGCTTCAAATAAAAATTCAAATCCTTTTATTTTACCTAATGTAGCATTATCTGAATATGATTCTTCTGTACCATTATAAAATACATTAGCTCTATTTTCATATTGAAAACGGGCAATTTTTCTAATACCTAATGATAAAGAATAATCAAAAGGGGTTTCAATTACGTCTTGGATTAAAGTTCCAGTATTAACTGAAAATTGATTTTTGTCTGCTAAAGATGTTCCCCCATTTACCGCAGCAAAAATAGTAGAAAATTTAAATGTTTTCTTTAGTTCTTTTTTAAATTTAGATTCAGATTCTTGACTAAAACCCAAAAATGGGATTACTAAAAGTAGTATTAATAATTTTTTCATTTTATTCTATAATTATTCTTTTGTTAAATATTTGACCTTCATGATTAATAGACAAGAAATAAACTCCTGACTCTACATTAGATAAATCTAATTGTTTTTTATCCGAAGATTGAATTATAATTTTACCTAATAAATCACGTACTGAGTAAGTAATGTCTAGGTTAGTTGCTATATTAATTATACCGTCTGTAGGATTTGGATAAACAATTATACTTACATTATCTAGTCCTCTAGAGAACATACCGTCTATATCCATTCCTTCTGGCCATCCGTTTTCACAGTAGTTATAAGTTTCTTGGCAAATTGGATCCCATTCATTTTCACAGCAATAATTATCTACGTCAATTACCCAAGCATAGCATTGATTATTTAACCAATATGGTTCACCTGGTCCTGTAATACAACCAGCATCATATAAACAAGCATCTGGATCTGCTACGTTAGCTTCTGGGTTATAGTTATAAGATTCAGGATCCATACAACCTACTACTGCAGTAATACAAGTACCATTATCTACATTAGCTTCAGGATCATAATTTACTGAATCAGGATCCATACAGCCGTATACTTTTTCTATACAGGTATAATCTTCTGTATTAGCTTCTGGGTTGTAATTTAATGCATCAGGGTCTGTACAACCTGTTACAATTGGAATACAGCTACCGTCGTCAACAGTCGCTAGTGCATTGTAGTTAAATGAGTTAGGATCCATACAGCCGTATAAAAGAGGGATACAACTACCATCATCGGTATTAGCATCTGGATTGTAATTTAATGAAGTATTATCTGTACATCCTTCTACTACAGGAATACAACTTCCATCATCTACAGTTGCTAATGCATTGTAATTAAATGAATCTGGATCCATACAGCCATATAAAATTGGAACACAGGTACCATCGTCTGTATTTGCTTCTGGGTTATAATTTAAAGAGGTGTTATCTGTACAACCATAAATTACATCTATACAACTTCCATCATCAGTATTTGCTAATTCATTATAGTTAAATGAGTCTGGGTTTGTACAGCCTGCTAATATAGGAATACAGGAACCATCATTTGTATTAGCTTCTGGATTATAGTTGAATGATGTATTATCTGTACATCCTAGAATTACGGGAACACAAGTTCCATTATCTGTGTTGGCATCTGGATTGTAGTTAAATGAATCAGGATCAGTACAACCGAATACTACTGGTTCACAAGTTCCATTGTCTGTATTAGCATCTGGATTATAGTTAAATGAATCTGGGTCCATACAACCAAATACAACAGGTACACAACTTCCA